GTCGATTGGAATGCATACAAGGAGCGGATTCTCCGGCTCCTTCCATTCGACGCGTCCCGAGCTCAGTCCTTGGCCGGACTGAGCCTGAAAGATGTCAAGGTCGAGTTGAACTTGAGATCGGGCTCTGGCTACCCTTTCCAGCAGCCCAAAGCCGAGGTGGTGAAACAGTCCTATGAACTCGCGTGTTTGGTGCTTCGCGCGATTCATGAGGGGAAACTTCAAGATTTGATGCGAGAGCGTCCTGAACTCTTCCTCGTTCAGTTGAAGAACAAGCTGGATCTCTATGAATACGCAGGCACGAAGGATTCGGTTAGACCGTACTTCGTGTTTCCGTACCACCTCGTCTGGCTATTCGCAGCGGTGTGGCAAAATGTGTCACGGTGCATGGTTGGGTTTTCGGACGATGTCCGGACGTTCAACATGCACGGCTTTCGCTGGCAGCGCGGGGGTGCACAGCGCCTCTATGACTGGATTCTCAGTGTGTCGGATGAGGACGGCTTACATTGTAAAGCCTACTCAGACGACAATCTGTGGGTCTGGGTCGTGCGCGGTCCAGATGGGCGCCGCAGCGTCTACATCTTGACCCCGGACTACGTGAAGATGGACAACAGTCTCCACGAGGACCACGGAAAGATGGGCTATTGGTACGCTTGTGAAGTACTGAAAAGCTCGTTGGACGCCACCTGGAAGAAGGTGACGGAGCTTTCGTGCCGCATGGCGTTCGTCACGGTTGTGGCGATCGGGCATGCGATCCAGGTCTTGATGAAGCACAATCTCAAATCAGGCGTCCCAGGGACGCCAGAATTCGACCAACTCGCGAGCGCTCATGGTGCTCTCGTGTTTGGCGATGCTCTGAAGGAGTCTACCGGGGCTTTGCATGAGCGTCTTGCTCAGGCTTCTCTTGTGTTGGAGCAGTGGACAGGTTTGAAGATAGAAACTGGAACCCTGAACCTTCGCGAGCTTGAGCCAGAGCAGGACTCTTATGCTTGGACTTTCCTCGGCAAGTTTCTTGTTGCTGTTCCTGGAGTGCGCCCGCGCGTGTACGTTCCCTGCTC